ATAGAAAAATTGATAGAAAGTAGTTCTAGTGAGTTTGGTAAAGAAATGTATAACAATCACATTTCTTTAATGAATAGAGTATATAGGAAAGTTAATAATAGTCTGGAAAATGTACAGACGGATTTTCGTATGTCCGTTATAGAAAAGTACATGAAATGGTTTAATGAATGGTATACTGATGTGAACAATCAGGAATTGGATATTATATGTTTTATTTTAGGAGATTCATTGAGAAATGTTACGGATTATTTTAATAGCACAGGTTATTTAGTGATGGAACAGTTAGGAAGAGTTGCACAAATGGTTGAAGAAAAATCAAAGGAGTATGAATATTAATGGAAAAAATGATAGATAGGAAGTCATTACTATTAATGGGAAAAGCATTGGCAAATCCTGAATATAAAAGAGCATTTATTATAGCGATAATGAACGATGAAGATTATGAGGAGTTAAGAAATTTATATATAAAATTAGATAAGAAGGATAAGGAGATTGAAAATAATCTTTACAATATTATTTATGATTCAAGGGAGAAAGAGAGAAAACCTGCACTTAAAGCAGAAGAAAAGTTATTTCAAAGTTTTGAAAAATTAAGTATGTTTGGTTTGTCAATGGGTATATATAAGAAATCATTGAGCGAATGTGAGAATCATATACCAGTTCTACGGCAAGAGAGAAAAGCTATTATTGATGAAATTAATAGGCTATATGATAATTACGAGGGAAAATATAAAGCGAAAATTAATAGTGAGGAAACTAAGAATATTCTACTTACGGCTTCTAAAAAGACAGAAGGAGACGTGGAGGAAGATTTCCTTACATGGATTATTGGATTGAGAAAATAAAGAAGGTGATTAAGATGCCAAAGAGAGAGAAGCGAGAGTTTGAAGCAAATGGAAAGTCACTTTCTAAGGAAAAAACCATCTATCGGACTCTTAAAGAGATGATTGGTACAGATACAAAAGTATACTATATTATGTGGAAGTTTTGCCCTGAATATTTGAGAGGGGCAGAGAAATCACCTGTAAAGACTTTTGATGATTTAAAGAACAGATATGCCGTATTTTCTGATTCTATTACAGAAGAAGTATGTCAGAAATATATTTTAGAAGCAGGTTGTCAGGCTGCCATCAAATGGCTACTAAAACGGCTGCATCAAAAAAAACAGATTGAGCTATACCAAACATATTATGATAAGGCGATGCAAGGCGATGTACAAGCATTTAAAGCATTTGAAGATTTTTCGGAAAAATTTTTTAAAGGAGATCAGGAAAATCAATTAACAAAATTATTGAATCGAATTCCAGATAATGCACTGGAAGATGAAGAAGATTACAGCTATACATATAAAGAATAAAACTATATACCAAAATTGAACATGAAAATTAAGTGAGTTGCCCTCTATGGACAACTCTTTTTATATAACAGGAGTAAAAAGTAATGACAAAGGAAGATAAATTAAAGAAGATTGTCTCTGATCCTGTGTTATGGGTTACTTATTTTATAAAAATCGTAGATAAAAATGGAATAAAAGTACCGTTTATTCCTACTTACCATCAAAAAGTATTGGCAAAGAATTTCGGAAAATTTAATATCATTTGTAAATCAAGACAGCTAGGTATTACTTCGTGGGCGATAGCATACAGTTTATATCTTACTCATACGCAGTCGGATACAGTTTGTATGCTTATGAGCTACAGTTTAGATACCGTTGACATCGTATTTAAAAAGTTAAAAGCCATGTATGAGGACTTAGATCCATCTGTAAAGATTAAAGATGTAGCAAACAACAGGAAGGAATTAATCCTTGAAAACAGAAGCAGAATTGTATGTTGTGTATGCGGAAGTAAAGATGCCGCCAGGGGAGCAACATTAAGATATGTCCATTTAACAGAGGTTAGTTCGATGGATGATGAAAAACTGAAAAATCAGTTAGTTGCCATCGAAGCGGCGTTAAGACCTGATTCTGAATGTGTATTGGAATCCACATCAAAAGGCATGAATTATTGGTTTGAGCTATGGCAGCGAGCTATTAATGGAGAATCACAGTATAAGCCATTTTTCTTCAGTTGGTTGAGTGACACAAAGCTTTTTATCGAGGAATATAACGATAATTCAGAAGAATATAAGCAGAAATACGGAGATTACCTTGCACCGGAAGAACTTGACGAAGAAGAACAAGCTTTATATCTAAAAATGAATGGAAAAGAAAACCCATTAGCGATAAAGAAATTAATGTGGCGAAGAATGAAGATAGCGAATATCGGAATCGAAAAATTCCGACAGGAATATCCAACTACTGCAATGGAATCCTTTGTTGTATCTGGAAATAATCTGTTTGATTTAGAGCTTATTCAGGAACGGAGAAATCATTTAGATGAAACTCTAACTGTGAAATTACCTGTAAAAATTCCAACTATGATGAAAAAGTGGAAAAGTTCTATTAAAACATGGAGACTGCCAGTAAAAGACGAAAAATATTACATTGGGGTAGATACAGGAGAAGGAATTAATTCAGATAACAGCGTTATCGAAGTAGTAGATGAAAGTGGTTTCCAGTGTATGGAATTCGCAAGTAATAAGATTAAGCCTTACCAGTTTGCAGATTTAGTGCGTGAGATTGGAAATATGTATAATACAGGTTTACTTGTAATTGAGAAATTATCAGCCGGACATACTGTTTTAGACAAGCTTTACGATGGCAGTAATCGGTATATTAATATTTACAAGTCTAAAGTTTATGACATGAGAGGAAAGACAAAGAAGAAACCGGGATTTGAGACAACAGGAAAGAGTCGTCCTATTATCTTAAATAGGCTTCAGGAATTATTTGAAACAGGACAAGTGTGTGTTAATTCCAGTGGTTTACTGGATGAAATGAAGGTATTCCAGTCAGATAATAACGGAAAAGTACAGGCTGCACAAGGAGCAAAGGATGATAGAGTAATGGCTTTCGCTATGGCTCTGGAAGGATTAGCAAATGGAATTTATTATGTTTAGAAATATGTGTTTAGAAAGGGATAAAAATAGAGATGAAATACGAAGAATATCAGAAAATTATAAAAAACGCAATGTATGACTATGTTAATGCAGGAGGAAGTACCTTTTCGCTTTTTAAGGTGCAAAAAAGATATAAATTTGACATCGAAGATAAAACGATGCCATCCGAAAAGGTAGACAGACTTATTGATAAAGCTGTGCAGGCGATTAATTTAAAAGACCCATTACCTAAAGGGATTCGGCTTGTCGGTTGTAAATGGGGTGTGGATGAATGGTATTAATTGATAAAATAAAAGATTTTCTTGGAAGTAAAAAGGATGGAGGTATTATGCCGGGCAATAAAATGTGGTTTGAGACAGAAATTGATAAAATTAGGTATGCGGATAGGATCAGAAGAGTTAAAAAGATTGACAGCTACTTAGCCAGAGAACATAAAGTGTTGGAGCGTCCCGACTTCCAGTTCAAAGGGCATACATATGAAACTGCGAAAATTGTACTTCAAACCTTAAAATCTATTGTGAAGTTCCATAGCAGTTTTATTTGTGGAGAGCCTGTTTCCATTACAGGAGATAAGGAATTTGTTTCTGCCTTAAATAAAATCTATCGAAAAGGTGATTATATTGAAGCCGATTTGAAGATCGCTAGAGATTTAATTTCTTATGCAGATGCGTTTGAGTATGTATATTTAGATGAAAATAATAAAATTCGTTCCAAAATCATAAAAAATACAGATGCGTATCCCCTTTATGATGCAGAAGGGAAATATTATTGCTTTGTAGAAAACTGGACGGATAGTGATACCAGATTATCTTACAGTAATGTGTATTATCCTGACAGAGTAGAGATTTACAAAGGAAGAGGATTAGTTGATACAAAAGAAAATCTAACCGGGCTGCCAATCTGGTATAGCTCTTTAGATAAAACAAAATATGATAATTTTGGTGACCCATTTCTTTTGGATTTAATCCCTATCATGGATTCAGTGGAAAATCTGCTTTCTAAATTGGATGATGCAGTGACAACTTTGTCTATGAATCCTTTTGGTGTGGTATCGGGGCAGAGGATTAAGAGCGAAATTCCTAAAGATATTGTAGGGGTAACCCTTAATCTGGAAGATGGAGGATCTTTTAACTATGCTAATGCCACTATGGATAAGGATTCCATCAAGCTAGAACTGGATTATCTAATTCAACAGTTTTATGCGGTTGCTTGCGTTCCGTCTAGCATCTTAGGTCAAAGTAATGTGGCGAATGTATCAGAAACATCAATTACAATGTTGTATCAACAAACTTCTAATTTTAACCGTCAATTTATTACTGAAATGACTAAAGGTTTTATGCAGCGTATGGAATATATTCGAAAACTTATGGAGATTCAGGGACAAACTGTTACGGATGAGGTATTTGATAGCATTAATTTTCTGTTCAATGTAAGTAAACCAGTAGATAATGAAGCAAACATGAATAACATGAAGATTCAATATGATTGCGGAGCAATTAGTAAACAGACGATTATAGACAAATCCCCATACACAACGGATACAGCTCTGGAATTACAGAGATTACAGGATGAAGCAAAAGTATCGCAAGAAATAGAAGAATTAACCCCTGTTCCTGATACCAAAACAGAAGAAATAGTAATTGATGATGAAAATAATTAAAATACCGCTAGAATTGGCGGTATGTAGAAAGGATATAGAATGGAAAATTACAGATATAAAATCGTACAGATCATAGCAACCCCTAATCTAAAAAGTAAATATGCGGTAAGAAATATCGGAAAAATGGCATATTTTAATTTTGATTTTATGACAAAAAATAGCCTGAAGAAGTTCTTTTCTGAAGAAAAATACGAAAGTGGAGAGTATCTGGTTCTGAAGATACAGGAAGAAGAGTATATTCCTGAAGCCATCTGTATATATAGAGATAAAGAACAGGGATGTTTTATAGATTTTAAGTTGCCGGGTGAAGAATGGAAAGCATTAGTGAGAGAAGTTTTCTCTGAAATTCCTGAAATTAATGTAAAATTAGAAATGCAGACTATGCATAAGGTAAGTGTGCCGGTGATTTAAGGTAACTATCAGTTACCACGAAATTGTAGTGAGTGGATTTCCACTTGCCAAAGTGATTTAAAATAATTGCAATGCGATATTAAACGATATTGACAAAATCGCAACGAGATAATATAATCGAGATAGGAACAAGAGGATAATTGCGATGTCCAATGATTGCTCCTGAAAACATTTTATGTAAATATTAACAGTTACAATGCACACGGCTACTACCTACGCCAATAGGGAGTAGCCTTTTTTCTATCTATAAAATAGTATATTATTTGCGGTGATTATCTAGGTAAGATAACGCTGCAAAAATTACTAACAACAGAGTCAAAACTTCCATTGTATTCATCATTGGCATTACCCCCTTTCTGTTTCCAGAAAAGACAATCACCAGACTTATCCCTAAAGTTTGTTCCGTATCTCGACAAAAATAATTATAACATATTTTGTCGAAATGTGCGACCCTATAATAATAATATATATAACTAAAAAAGTTATAAAATATCACTAAAATATATTGACAAAACGTATAAAAAGAGTATAATAGTAGATGTAAAGAGAAATCGCTCTCTTTCAAATATGTGTGAAAATGTGTTTTTAATAGTTTTCGGTGCGGCAACACCTAATCTCCTAGAAAAGTAATAGGAAAATTCAATAACCGTCCTTTTTATAAGGCAAAAAAAGATGAAGTATCCAAGAACGCTTCATCTTTTTTTGTGTGTTGAGGTTTCTGGAAACCTACCCTCTTTAGAGGTAGTATAATGAATATAAAAGGATACCTATGAAAAATAATCAAATACCTTATATATTTTAAGCGGAAACCATATTGAGCGATGGTTTTCCTATGGGTTATCCCCTCTTTTCCTATCATTAGCTCTCTCTAAAAGAATTTGAATTTAATAAAATTCCTCTGGTTTTAAGTGAAACAGTTCCACTTAGAGATTTCACTGACCACGAAATTGTGGTGAGTGATTAGAGGTATTATTTTTTCATGGCAGCCTTAATTTGTTCCTGAAGTTCTTCCAGTTCTTTATCAGAATCAATCTCTTGCAAAAGCATATTGAAAATTCGCAGTATCTCCTTTTTATCAAATGGATCAATTATGGTGTGAAGAAGAAATTCTTCTTTTGACATCACAGGGCAAAAGGTTCTGGCATAATTCTTTGTAGTTTTTTTGAAACCTGCTACTTCAATAACCCCTTTATTTAAGAGATGATTAACGATTAGGTGTACGGAAGAATCTTTCCAGTTGCGGTTAACAGGAGCATTTTCTAAAACTTCTTGTATAGCTAATGGTTCTTCAGATTGCCAGAAGATGTCCATTAATTCTTGTTCGCTTTTAGTGAGTCTAAAGTTTATCTTTTGATTTTCCATAAGTTTAGTTCCCCTTAATATTTTTATGTTAGAATATTAAGAGTATAACATTAATAAAAAGTATTGTCATTAATTTTAAATTAATAAATAAAAGTTAAATGGAATGGTTTAGGTGTTACTTTAATTCACATCCCCATTTTGGGAATTCGATCTATAGTAAATTGATAGCTAAATTCGGATATGCGTGCAATGCACTTCCCAGAACACAGAACTGTGTTATGGTGAATCTTTTAAACCGATGGAAGTGGTTTAGAAAGCGATTAGTCCGTTGTGGACTAAGGGTCTAATGATTATAAGAATTGCAGATATATCTTCTGTTTAATAGAGCGTAGAAATACGCTGTACTAAAAGATCTATGAGATTAACCCCATATTTTATTCTGAAGAAATGGAAATCAAATGTGAAAAAATGTAAGAAAGATTTTCGGATATGGGGTTAAGCCGATACCTGAAGGTCAGATTAACCCCATATCTGGCAGAAGAGAGAAGTGCTTTGAATGTAGAATTTTACAGGAAGATAAAAAGATATTTAAAAATTAAAAGTTAACCCCATATTTAATTCTGGCAGGTTAGAATTAAAATGAAGGTTTTTTAGTAGAGGGTAAATTGGAAGGGTAAGGAATTGAAATGGATTCTAGGGCGATATAAGGGCAAAAAAGTAAGCATTTATTTACGAATATATGTTCGAGTATATAATGGATAAGAGGGTGTCAAGATTGGTTGAAGTGTGGTTGGGGAATTGTACAAATAAAAAAACAATATTTATGTAAAAAAGTTACCCCTATATACCGCTACATAACCCCTATATTATTGCACAAAATGAGACAAAAATAAAATGTAAATAATACTACTGGATTGCAATGTAATGTAAACAATATAAAATCATTACAAAATAAAGGGAATATTGATTCTTGATAGATAATTGAAAGCTCATGGTCAAAAATTCGACTCAGATAAGGGTATGTACCTGAAATATACATAATTAATAAATATGCAAAAATAAAACATAAATATTAAAAATATTAATATGGAAAGATATGTAAATAAAAAAGATTCGGAAAAATACGCAACAAAAAAGCACCTACAAATTAGTAGATGCTTTCTTATTTATATATCTTTTTATATTAGTTATGAATGGCAGCTTCTTCTTTTAGCTCTCTTTTATATTTATAGAAAGTATTTCTTGCAAGTCCTGTCAGCTTCATACAATCGGAATCTTTTAAAGTACCGCCAAAATCTATGGAATGTTTTAATATTTCTGCTTTCTTCTCTATACTCTTTTTGGTGGTTAATTTTTTCCCTTTGATACCGCCTATTTGCTTACCGTTCAGACGTGCCGTTTCTATACCTTCCTTAGTTCTCTGGTGCAGATCATCAACCTCTTTTTGAGCCTGTTCAAATGCAAGTTTAATCTGTTCTTTTGCTAAGTCCATGAGATAGCCGTTTAATGCTTCTATAATGGTATTCATAAATTTATCGGTTGCTTTTCTTCCAGTATTCAGAGTTATATCTAATTGACGTTGTAGAGCCTGTTTATATACATCTGTGTTTATATGTGGCTCTTTTAGGAATACAAGCGTAATTCCTTTATTAAATAGACTTTCGTATTCCTCACAACCTTCCTCACTATTTCTTGACATTCTGGAAACTGAATCAAATACAATAGTATCATTCGATTTTGTGATTTTTAGTATTTTATCCAGTTCTTTCCTGCCTTGAAACTTCGTACCTGTATATACTTCTTTTACTATTATAGCATTAGGATATACCGCAAGAATGTTTCTGACCTGCCTTTCTATATTCTGTTTATTGGTACTTATTCTACAATATCCGTAAATAGCCATATAAAACCATCCTTTCGTATTAAAAATAACGACCGTTGAAATTGATACTGCTATTTTAGAGCATAAGAGCGATTTTGTCAATACTTTTAATACTATTAATATATACGTTCGTTTTAATACTGAAATGGTTCTTATATAAAAAGAAAAGCCTATCCTCTAAAAAGGATAAGCTTTACATTAATGATATATGTTCTTTGTACGATTGGAGACAACCTGCAATTCTCCATTTAGTAAATTAATGATTTTTTCAAACTCTGCCAGAGAAAAACTATTTCTTGATAATTTATTGCGTACCGACTGAGGTTTTATTTCTAATAGTTCGGCTAGTTGCTTTATATCTGTATTAGACTCAATCATAAGTTGTTTTATAACTTGAGAACCGTTCATTATATACCACCTTCCTTTATATAGCATATTCCTATAATAACATGAGTTATATATATAATCAAGAATGAGTTATATATAATCAATAATATTATATTTTGCTATTATATAGAAGAAACACGACTAAATAAATATATTATAAAAATACTCAAAAAAGAGTTGACACATACTCAAATATGAGTTATTATTAGCTCGTAAACAAAACAGGGCAACACCTTAAAGAATTGGTCGTTCGCAGGTGTTACCCGAACACAACACAAAGACGGTTGCTATTATATAGTAGCATAACCGTCACCAAAAAGGAAGGATGGTTATATATCATGATGAACATTTATTTAACAAACTTAGGAAAGTACAATGAGGGTTTTTTAATTGGTGAATGGGTAAGTTTACCAGTATCGCAGGAAGAACTTAAAAACGTATTAAAGCGTATCAAGATTAGTAACAAACCAGATGCAAACGGTAACTATTATGAAGAATACTTCATCACTGATTGGGAATGTGATTATTACAACATTGGTGAGTATGAGAACATAGACACATTAAATAAAATTGCTTCACAGGTTGAATCTTTAGAAGATAACGAAAAAGAAATTGTAAAAGCTTTAATGTCAGAATGTAGTTATACATTAGATGAAGCAATGGAAAAAGTAAATAATGGAGATTATCATATCTATTATAATTGTGAGGATATGATAGATGTAGCATATTACATTGTAGAAGAATGTGACTATCTTAGAAATGTACCTGAGAATGTAGCAAGATACTTTGACTATGAAGCTTTCGCAAGAGATTTATCTATAGAAGGAACTTACATCTTTTTAGAAGATAATAAAGTGTTAGAAGTTTATTAGGAGGTCTACATCATGAAATTTGCTTACTATGAAGAAGGGAAAAAGAAAGTCCTCACAATGGCGAAAGCATATAGACGATTTGTCGTTGATGTGGATGCAGAGCAAAAAGAACAAGGTACAACCTTTGAATCATGGTTGCATGAGATGATTCGTTATCAGATTTTAAATATATTATTATAGGGGGTTACGTCATGAGTTCACAGGATATTTTATCATGGATTATGGAACACAATAACCAGAGCATCACAGATGAGTATAACGATGCAGGCGGTAACATCACTAAACATACAACGACATTCGGAAACGGTGACGTATTAGAACACATAGAAATATATGAGAGTATCATGAGAAAACGTGTGATAACATCTATCAATGGTCGAATCGTGAGAAAAGAAGAGCTAGAAAGTCATTTATATGGTTGGAAAACTGTTACAAAAGAGTTATAATGAAAGAAGGTAAAAAATGGACGTAAGAAAGAATAGTATGAGAGCAATCAGTGAATATAGGAAATGTTTTCGGTGTGGTAGTACCACACAGGATATTCAAAAAGACACTTGCAAGTGTGGGGGTTATATGTATATGATGAGTACATATTACACACCAAAAATAAGAGCAAAGAAAGCAAGAAAAGGAGGGAAATAGAATGGGATATATTGTCGGCTTTTGTTCATTTTTTGTAATTATAGGAATTATAATTTATGCTATCATTAATGGATAAATAAGTAAATAAGCATAGTAAAAAGGGTGCATCCTTCGGGATGTGCCTTTTTTTGTGTGCTTATACTGGTGTACTAGAATAACCTAATAGTGTATGATTACACTGTGAAAATATAAATGAAGTGACATAAGCAACATCATATAAGCTTTACATGGTGCTTTAAATAAAATAACGTATAATATGTACACTACTATTATAAAATACGTTTACAGCCCTTGTACGAGCTTACAGGGGTATATCATTTATTTACAGGATTATGAACACCCTGTTATGAATAAATATGTAATATGCTATAAATAGGGAAATGCCATGTGAACGCTGTATATAGCCTTTAAATGGATTTTAATATAAAGAGGTATAAAACATCATGAAAAGATTTAAAGTTGATTTATGGGAAAATTAGAGAACTGTTTTTCTTGTGAAGTCTGAAGAATTGATGCTATACAGGTATTTTATATTTGATAAAGGATAAACCAGTGCAGTTGATCCATTACCCCCCTTACGGCTGCATAGGTGGTAGGAATCCCACTTTTTTTACACCGACAAAATTTTGACCTTATATTCCCTCATTGTGATATAATATACCTAAAATACCAGAAGGAGAACACTACGGATGAGAGGCAGAATCAAGAGATTTATTGAAGATAAAGGCTATGGATTTATTACAGGTGAGGATGGACAGGACTATTTCTTTCACATCTCACAAGTAGGAGATATGGTTGAAATAAAAAACTGGATGGTCGTAAATTTTGATATTGTAGATGGGAAAAAAGGCAAGAATGCAGTAAATATCAGAGTTTCAGAGCAGAATAATACATCACGATTTGTTACGCTTGGAGATTTGAATATTCGATTGAACAATATTAAAGAATACTCTATTGGTACATATTTTATAGTGTATAAAAAAATTTTTACTAAGACAATAATAAAAAAAGAGCGAAAAGGATTCCTTGGAATTAAACGTATAAAAAGCATTCCTATATATAAACCAACATCAGAATGGCATCGTCGGTACTACAGTTTAGATCAGAAAAAATTTACAGATGAGATGTATAATGAATGTAATGGGAAAAGTATTGCAGATATGGATAAATGTTATAATGTATATAAAATGCAAACTATATATTATAGAGACAAGAATGGCGATATATCTATGGATGGTGATGAAAATTGGAAATATGTTAAAATAGATAAATCTTTACCAATAATTGGTTATTTATACAAATTTGAAGAAAAAAATTATCTTGAAATAACCACTTTTCAAAGAGATTCATATAGTTTTGGAGAAACAGAAGTGAACTTTGATGTTGTAGAAAAATACAACGAAATCAACAATGCTATGCAGTACGGACATTAATATAAAAAGTATATAAAAAAGCATATCCATAGTAACCATATAAAAAGTATTACCAAACTTCATTATAAACTCAACTACTATGTTCAATATACTGTGTTCCACAACTTAACAAAACCTCTATCTAGGTGTACTATAAATATAGTTCAACAAATAGGAAAGAAATGTTGGAAAATACAAGATGGTAATTTATGTATATAATTATGTCTATTCAAAAAAGAAATGTTATGATATAATAAATACAATTCTAGCTCAGTCGGAAAGCGTAGCAGAATCTTATATAAAATACCCATGTACTTAACAGGTGCGTGGGTATTTTTCTTCATATTTTGTTTATTAAAACCTGTTTAAAATATATTGCATCTAGTGTTTACAAGTGCTATAATATAATCAGTAGATGTTTATAATTATATGTTTAATAAGTAGGTGAACAAGATATGAAATATGAATTAAAAAGGAGACATATAGGCTTTATCATGAGTCGATATGGCACATATAATGCTTATAAAGGGGAATTTATTGAAGATGGAAAGACATATAACAAGGTGGAATTCCTTAGAAAAGATAAAACAGGAATGCTTACAATTAACCTTAATACGGATATGGACGATGATTCTACCTATGTAATGGTACATCTGATTAATAGCTATGGAAATATAATCCGTAAAGATAGGTATGGTTTCTTTGCGGACGGCATGAATCTATATTTTGATTGTTTCCAAAATCTTATGGATGATTCGGAAGGAATAGAATTTATACCATTTGATTTTGAGAATAAGGAGATTCAACATCCGAAAAGGCATACCAGAGATAACACAGTACAAAGTCTTAGAAAAGAGTTATCACAGTATAAAGAAGCAGCTCGCAGATTATCTTCAGAAAATAAAAAACTGAAGGAAGAAAAAGAAGAGCTATTTAATACTCTGGAAGAAAAGAATAAAGTGATTACAGAGCTAAAGGAGAAAGAATCTTGTGTACCACCAAGGACACAAGAAATCTTCAATCAAACTGTTAAAGCAAGAGATTTTTATAAGGAATCCTTTGAAAAAGAAAGCAAAAAGTGTGAGGAACTGAAAGAAGAAATTGAAAATCTAAAGCTCAAATTATCAGCGATGAACATTTCGGATGAAGAATTAGAGAGTTTATGCGGTACAGATATTCGTGATAAAGCTTCAGAAATTCTTAACGGTACAGACTGGACAAGCGGATACCAAACTATGGAAAAAGGAGAACTGATAAAGAGACTTCGATATTCAGAGAGTATTTCTTTTAAACGAAAAGAGACAATCACAAAATTGAAAAAGGAGCTTAATAGTAAGAAATACGATAAATATATTCCAGAAGATGCAGTTAATTATAATGAAATTGTTCTAAAGTTAAAAGAAGCTAATAGAATACAGGAACAGTATGCCGAAGGGCTTAATGCAGCGAATGAAGATAGAGATAGAATGAGAGCAGAAATTGAAAGGCTTACTGCCGGATCAGGTGAAGTAGATGGATTACAAATAATAAAAGAGAACATTAAAAAAGATAAAAAAATCAGAGATGCCATGAAGAAGAAGCCGGGCAGGAAAGCAAAATTCGATGAGAGAAAGATTGCTTTAATGATTGAGCTGAAGAATCAGGGATGCTCCATGCGTGATATAGCAAGAGAAGTAGGATGTTCCGCAGCTACGGTATGTAATAAATTAAAAGAATATGATAAGTAGAAGAAAGGGTGACTAAATTAAGAGTCACCCTTTATTTTTTACATTAGAATTCTAATTGTATTGCAATAGAAATGCATTATAAATATATTACAAATACATTAGAGTACCTTATCAAGAATCTTTGTAATGACGGAAGAATTAGAGATATTCTGGTCTTTCGCTATCTTTTGAATTTTCTTCCAGTGACTATCTTTTAAGTATACAGAATGTGATCTAAAGGATTCTGCTTTACCACTTTCAGGGAAAAGTTCTGTTAAAATTTCATTATCAGAAGTAGAATCATCTTTAGAAGATTTTTTCTTTGTATCTTTTTTTTCCTCAACTTTAGGAGCTGGTCTTTGTGGCTCATAGTCCTCTTTAGATTCAGGTTCATGAGTAGCATTTGTCTTATCTTTTGCTCCTTTTACATTGGCATTTGCTTTTTCGAAAGAATTTTCTTGTTCTCCCTTGTTAATTACATTATCATATTTATCCATTATAATATTCCCCTTCCTTTTAGTTCGGAAACTATATTATCATAAACCTTTTTAATTTCATCCTTAGGATAAAGAAGATTAACAGGTTGATGTTCAATTTCTGTATTTTTTAATTTAACTGTAGAAGGAACGACAGTTTTTAATACAAGGTTTTTGGAAAATTCTGCATGAGAGGAATATTCAATCAGTTCCTTACCTAAATTGGCACGTTTATCTCTATTACAGAGAATTAATGCAGCTATATTGTTTTCCTTGCGGAGTGGTTTACGTTTACTATTCCACAAAGCACAAAATAATTCTGCACCTGAAATGCTATTTGTAGATACATCACTTGTCAGGATGATGCTATGTGCTACATAAAAAGCATTGATATTAATAATGCTCATAGAAGGGTTTGTGTCAATTAGGATGTAATCATAATTCTTTTCCAGATATTCACGATAATCTTCAATATAAAATTTAAGGAAATTTTCTCTTCCAGTTACATTAACCATATTCATTTCAGTATCGAATAAAAGAATACTAGATGGAATAATATCAAGGTTTGGAAGGTCTGTTATTGGAGATTTAAAGATAACCTGTTCAGGTGTAGGTTGATCTTCAGAAAAATTTCCAAAAATATCTCTCACAGTTAAGAGGTCTGCATCCCCGGTATCAATACCGCAGTTAGCGGATAAATTACACTGTGGGTCAACATCAATTAGAAGAACCTTGTGGGATTCTGCCAAAACCCCGGCAATGTTAAAGGTATTCATTGTTTTTCCACTACCGCCTTTTAAGGTAGCAAAAGTAATGATTTTCATGGGTTTTACCATCCTTTCTTAGTTATACAATATGTATTAGTTTTGCATTAGAATTATATTAGGATTACATTAGAAAGTCAATGTAAATATATTTCAAATGCATTAGAAACGGAATGTTAATGCATTTGAAATATAATATATAATACAATAACAATGCATTAATTATCCGTTAACTATTATAATATAATTGAATTATAAATGCAATAAGATTCTAATTGCAATGCATTAGAATTGCATTAGAAATAGATTAGAATTATATTATACACATATAATAAATCCAGTAAAATAAAGGGTTTTAAAAGATGCAATTATAAGAGAAAAATAGTGAGAAATTTTCAATGTGGATAAAAGAAGAAAATTATTGACAAGTTATCCACAACAATATATAATCAATATAAGATAATTAAAGCAAGAAAAAAAGGCTATCTCTTTAAAAGATAACCTTTAAGATAAGGATACTTCCTGAATGGCAGTTCAGGTTGTTCCGAAGATATGACACAAACATATCGTTCAGAGTAATAAATACATCCTCATGCATACATATTGTATGAGTTGATTATAGCAGAAAAACCTTATAAAATCAAGGTTTTAGCGTTTTATATACTTTTTGAATAGAATTTAAGCGGTATGTGATTTGTGTCTCATACCGCTTTTTGTTTTAAATTATCATTCAAATTAAAATTCGATTGGTTTACCAGACCAATCAATCCTTCGGTACATTGGCAGTGTAACCGTTGGGACACAACTAAATATCGCTGAAATCAATTTAGCGAATACCACAACTTAATATTGAAAAAATTCAACTTAGCATATTTCTTTTTTGAAAAAGGAATATGGTAGGGTGTATTTAGTTTTGCCTTTTATAAGGTACATTCTAAACCACAACCGCCTGTCCTGTCAAGAAAGAACGTGGGTTTGGTATTACTAAGTAAT